TGCAGCCATCAATGGTTTTATGGAGGATCGCGAGGTCTTGACTTGCACCGCGGACGCGGCTAGTATAGGGGCAGCGATGGACACGGCTTTTGCGCAGGCACCTTACAACAACACGGCCTTTGTAACCAAATACTTTGGCCCGCTTGATGGCCGGGCTGCCAGACGCCTGTCTAACTGGTTACTGGAATTAGGAAATATTTCTAATGCCCATCATTCAAGTTGACTTGAAAGGTTTTGATGAAGTCGGCGCGGCCTTACGCGCGATGATGACCGCAACTCCGCGCGCGGTAAACTATCGCCTACGTGACGCGGCGCAGCAATTCGTGCAAATTCTAAGCGATGAATCACCGGTTGGGCAACGCCGTAACCAACCCGAACTGCGTTTTCCCACGCCTCTTAAAGACTCTTACTTTATTCAGAAGATGGGGCCGTTTGATTACGCGGTCAATACATCGGAATACTATAAATTTACCTTCGTCACGCAGGGCACACGCCCGCACATCATCGAACCGCGTATCAAAAAATGGCTGTGGTGGCCCGGTGTACCACCGGGCACCAAAATCATGATTGTGCATCATCCTGGCAACCAGCCTAACCGTTTCGATGAACGCGCGTATAATCGCTTCCTGACCGAAGCGCGCGTGCCCCAAGAAATAGCCGATGATATCCTGACCGCGTTTCAATCTGCCTTCAAGGGTTCATCGGTGGAGAGTTTACTATGAGTGCATCCGCTATCACTAACGCGCTTTACAATATGTTTTCCGCGGCTTCCGCGTTCGGCAGTGGCAATGTTTCCTGCTGCTCTTATGCCATTCTGGAAAATGCCGCTTGCGCCGCGCTCTTCATCTCCTGGTCGGGCCTCAATAATGATGTTGAAACTTTCCAGACAGGCCGCAAACGTAATTGGGACTTTCAGATGCGCGCGTTTATCCGCGATACCGGCGACCCTGAACAGGTGCTTGGGCGTGTTATATCTTACGCGGATATCATCACCACGACCTTTGAGGCCGACCAAACGTTACAAGGCTCCTGCACCTTAGTACCGCGCGTTACCATGTCGCGTAACCCCGAACTGGCCCTCTCGGTTAATGGTGCTACATGGCTCCCCTTCGATGTCCTGCTCACGGCCCAGGAGTGGAACTAATCTTAAACACCCCCTTGACATTCCACACAGGTGTGCTATAATTTAGGCATCCTGAAACGGTAATTGCTAAATAAGTTGAAGTGGCGGGCAACCCTATCTGCAAGGTTGCCCGCCTTTTTTATTACGCCACGGAGGATACGATGGCAAAAATCGTCGCGCGGAATGCGTCTCTTTATCTGTACGATGCTTCGGGGGTCTGCCGTAGCGTATCGGGCTTGACCTCCAGCATCACTCTCTCCCTGTCCTCGGAAGCTACCGATGTGACAGGTTTCGGCAATACCACGCGTGAACGGGTCGCGGATGGCATCAAGGATTACGAACTTTCGATGGATGGTTTCTACTCGGCTACCGCGTGTGAAACCGGTTCGATGTTGCAACTGATCCATGATAATGGTGGCGCGACCTTCTTCAAGCTTGGGCCTGCGGGTTCGGCGGCTGGTTCGCCTATGTATTCAGGCTGTGTTACGCTGACCAGCTATGAAATCATGGATGTAGCGGAAGATGCTGCGAAAATCAGCTTTAACATGACCAACCGTAGCGGTTCGCTCACCCGTGCCGCCACGTTTGCTTAAGGAGTCTGACGATGGGAAAGATTACGGCACGCGGCGCGTATCTCGCGGCTTCTTATGGCGGCAACGCTTCGATGTCTCTGGCCTGCGACCTCAACTCGATTACACTAACCCAGGAACGGGACGCACCGGAGGCCACGACCTTCTGCTCGACTACACGGGAGCGTTTGCAAGGTGGTATTAGTGACTGGTCTATAGCCTTTGAGGGCTTCTATGACAACGCCATCTTGGGCACTAATACAGCCGTGATTGACGAAGCTCTATTCAACGCGTGGTCGGCATCCATAAATGTCGTCTTTGGGCCAGGTGGCTCGGCTGCGGGTGGCCTGAAATACACCGGTTCCGGCGTACTTTCAGACTACGAAATCTCTTGGGGGCTGGAAGATGCAATTACTATTTCCGGCACCATTGAGAGTCGTAGCGGTTCGATTGTCTTTGGTACGTTCTAAACTTAGAAATATTTCTAATAGAAAGGCACAACTGATTCATGCGTAAGGCACTTGTCAAGACTGTCAGCATCAAGCTGACCGGCGTTTGGGAAGGCTGGGAGTTCACCGCGCGTACTAACGCGCCTATCGGTGTGCTCAAATGGTTTGCTTCCGGCGACCTGGAGAACATTGTGCGCGGGGTCGCGAAAATCATCGTAGACTGGAACTTCGTCAATGAGAATGGTGAGCCTTATCCACCCACCATTGACGGTATTGACGAAAACATGGATGGGGAACTGTTGTCTGCGGTCGCGAACGCGTATGTTGAAAAACTTACCAGCCTACCCCCAAACTGAAAAAGGCCATCGTAGCGTGTAGTTACGGTGGTCCAGCGAATTGGGAAATTCTTGAAGCGTTACTATGCAAGCACTATAGCTGCTTACCGTCGCAATTAGCCAAGGAGCCTGCGGAAGCCGTACTGCGTAACTGGTTGATTGCTAACGAATATGAGGTTGCGATTTCGCAGCGTAAATCCTAAACGCGCGTCGGCTGTCTGACGCGCGTTATTTATAGGTGAGTCTATGCCCGGTCTAACTGGTATTGGCAATGCAATTATCGTTATTCGTGGTGTGGATTTGTTATCCAAGCAAATCGGCACTATGTCTACGAAATACGCGAACGCGGTCAAACAAATCCAAAAGGCCAATGCTAAGTTAGTAGCCCAGGGTTTGCCGGTGCCCGCGTCCGCGAAATTTGACGAGGCTATCAATCGGGCAGGTTTGTCTATTTCACGCTTCCGTGAAAAATGGCAGGGGTTAGGCTCTACTGCGTCTGCGACCGGTCTGATGATGACCGCGGCTCTAACTGGCCCAATCTTGACCGCCCTAGCCGGTGCTACCAAGCTAACCGTAGATTACGAAAGGTCGCTCCGTAACATTCAGTCCATTGGGCGGCAGACAGATGCGCAGTTGCAAACTCTGAGCCAGCGTTTTCAAACTATGTCTACGGACTTAAAGAAAACCATAGCCACACCCATGGAGTTAGCGGAAGCTTTCTATGAAATCCAGTCCGCGGCCTTCTACGGGGCCGATGCACAGAAAATCCTCGATGCTTCCACTATGGCGGCAACCGCTGGTTTAGCTGACCAAGTACAAACTGCCCAAGCTGTCTCTATGGCCCTGCGCGCGTATAACGACAGCGCGGACCGCGCAACTTATTACACTGATAACATGGTACGCGCGGTGGACATCGGTGTTTTTCGCTTTGAAGACCTGACGCAACAAATGGGTGACTTTATCGGCGCAGCGGGCATGCTTAAAGTCCCATTTGAAGATATCATGGCCGCAATGACCACGATGACCAAGCGTGGCATTAAGCCTTCAGAAGCCGCAACTTCACTCAATCGTATTCTAATGACCTATCTCAAGCCATCTAACAAGCAAAAAGACTTGGCTGAGATTTTAGGTATTGACCTATCGGGCAAGACACTTAAGCAGGGCTTAGGTAAAGCCCTAGAGGATGTTTGGAAGAAAACAGGTGGCAGTGAAGACCTGATTGCAGAGTTATTTAGCGAAACGCGTGGTGTGCGTGGTGCTTTCGCGTTGCTCTCAGACGGTCTTTCGATCTTCAACACCGATCTGAAAATTCTCAAACGTTCCGCGGGTTCAGTGCGTGAAATCTTCGATATCCAAACGCGTAGCTTTAGCGCGCAGCTACAAAACCTCAAAAACAATATCATGGTTGTGGGTATTGCGCTAGGTGAGTACTTACTGCCCCTGATAACAGAATTTATCAAAACCACTCTAACACCGATTATCAATCAGTTTATGCGGTTAGACAAAGCTGCGCGGGGCACGATTGTCAAACTTGGCCTAGCTCTGGCTGTGGTTGGGCCAGCCTTGATTGCTTTTGGCTCCTTAGTCAATATGTCGGCCATCGCCATGGGTACACTGGTCAAACCCATCATGCTAGTAGCTGGCTTTGTCACACGTTTGGGTGGTGGACTATTGGCAATCAAAGCGGGTTTTGCTGCGGCTGCGGGTGGTGGTGCGGCGTTGGGTACTGTACTGTCAGGCGTAGGGAGTATTATCGCTACCTTAGCCGGAGCCTTTGTTGCTATTGGTGCGGTAGCCGCGGCAGCGACAGTAGGCTTCTACATGTGGAAAGAAAACACATTAGGGCTTGCGGACGGCCTA